AACACAGACCAGGATGTCCTGGGGCTTGCCCTGGTGAGCCTTGGGCACCATGGAGCTGTTGGCCAGCATGTCCGAGAAGGTCATGGCCTCGGTGAGGGTGGTGGGAGCGAAGCCCCGGTTAGTTGTGGTCAGGTGCATTTTGTTCGTCCAGGTAAGTTTGCATGGTGGTAAAAATCAGGTCGGCCATTGAGCTGACCAAGGCCTCGGCTTGTAGTTGGGTGCAGTCGGTGGCTTGCTGTATGGCCACAACGGCCCGCGCATGTGCCTGCTGAATGTTTTCGTCAGTCGTATTCACTGCGCCAGCTCCTTGATGGTCAGCGTGGACTGGCGAATGGAGTAGGCCTCTTTGGCTGGCACCAAGCGCTCGGGCGCTGCCTTGTAGTTGCGCATGGGCCACGCAATTACAAACTGCCCGGCGCGGCCTCGCTCTGCTTGACCGAGCGCCTCTTTGATCTGCTGCTCGGAATATTCAATGCTGGCCTCGGCAGCCCGGATTGCGGCTTTGCTTTCGATGATGTCCTTAGCCAAGTCGCCTACGCTGGGAGGCAGCTCAAGCTCTTCCTTGACGGTGGCCACCGGATAGATCCGATCAAGCTCCCGGCTGCTCGCGGGTGGGTACCAGTCGATGGCCCCGCTGGCCCGGTAGGTTTGGAGCTTTTGCTCAAAAGCCAGCACCGTTTTAATGATTTCTTTTTGCGTTTCGTAGTGCGGCGCAAAGAGAAAGACCCGCAGCTCGATGCCCTGGTAAAGGACGCAGACCGCGCCCCACTTGTGGCCGGTCACCAGCATCTGTCCCTGCAGCTGGATCGGGCCACGCGCAAGGTGCGGCACATCTTCGGGCGGGGTCTTGGTGAGCTTCGCTTCGAGCACGCCGGGCCCACTTAGCACAATGCTGTCCTGGCCAACCACATAGATGCCCCGGGCGGGATCGCTGACGATCTCTTGGCCGAGGCCGTAGCCCACGCCATCCAACGAGCACGACAGGGCGACCGACTCATGTGTGTATGCCTGGTCGATCTGGGTGTCGTACTGCTCGATGCCCAGGCGCTTGGCTGATTCGGTCAGGATCACCGGCTCCAAGGTGTTGCCCCAGCCCATGGCCTCATTGCCGATGTCCGGGCGCTCCTTGCCGTCGATGGCGTTGATGGAGTACTGCAGCTCATCGTTGGGGGTGCTGTACTTGCTAAAGCCCATCAGCCCTGGGAGCCGAGATGCGCTCATTGCTTTGTCGTCAGTTAGTTTGCCGGCCATTTAGTTTTCCTCGAGTTTGTAAATGCGCACCACTCGGGCGTGCGCTTGTTTGTGGGCGGCTTCGGTGAGGCCGACCACGCGGAACTGCTTGGTGCGGAAGACCGCGCCCAAAACAGATGGGTGGACACCGGGCGGCACCTCGATGATGGCCCGGATGTCGTTGATTGAAACCTCGCCGCGCTCCTTGCAGACCAGCACGGCCAGAGCCCGGCAGCGCGCCAAGAAGTGGTGGTCGCGCTGCTCGAACAGGTCGAGCTGGCGGTCGCGGATCTCGCGGCCAGCGGCTAAGTCAGCCAGCATCGGTGCGCTCCCTTTTGCTGACGCGCTTCAGCGCTTGCTGCGTGTTGAGCTCGGCTTCCAGCTCTGCCTTGGGCAGCCAACCAAACCTGCGCCATGTCTTGGTGACATCGGTCTTCGCCGCTGGGACGTACACCGAGCGCTCAAGCAGGGTTTTTGTGGGATGCTTGGCCTCGCTCATATGGGCATCCAGATCAGCAGGACAACGCAGGCCACGAACAGCGCGGCCACGGTGATTTTTTCAGACAGGGACTCATGCATTGCAATACTCCAGGTTGAGGCGTTTCAGAAGGTTAGAGGCCTGTGTTGGCCCCCAGGTCACATTGCCACGGGGTGTGGCTACACCGCGAGCCTCGAGGGCTGCAGCAATGTCTCTAAGGGTGCTGGCACCGGAGCGGGCGATGATGTCGCGCACAATGGGGCCAACACGGTCGGCATACTTGTCTGCCTTGATCATCACGGCTTGCACGCCGATGGCCGAGCCGATCTCAGGTGTAGGGCAGCCCAGGGTGCGGCCCTGTGCTTTGACCTGGGCCAGCGCTGCCTTGGTGCGCTCGGAGATCTTGCGGGCTTCCCACTCGGCAAACACGGCCATCATCTGAAGGAAGGTGCGGTCGGCCTCGGGCATGTCGGCGCAGACGAATGGCACGCCAGACTCAAGCAGGCCAGAGATGAAGTGGACGTTGCGGGCGAGCCGGTCGAGCTTGGCGATCACCAGCATGGACTTGGTGCGCTTGGCGGTGGCCAGCGCAGCGGCGAGCTGCTCGCGGTCGTTCTTGCGGCCAGACTCGACCTCGGTGAACTCAGCCACCAGCTCGGCGGTGCCGATGTGCTTGGCCACGGCTGCGCGCTGGGCATCGAGGCCAAGGCCAGATTGGCCCTGGCGGTCGGTGGAGACCCGGTAGTAGGCGACGAATTTGGTGGTCATAATCAGGCACCTTTCTGGCAACCGGAGCAGTCGCATGGAATTACATTGCCAGCCTTGATGTCCTGGCGCAGCTCGCGCATGGTGTCATAGCCACGAACATGAGACCGGTCATTGGGGGAGCTTTCCTCGTCAAACCGATAACCGGCTGGCAAATTGAGGATGTAAACACCTGGCTCATCAGAGTCGATGTCTTGGGCTGCGTTGAGTTTGTATTTCATGTTGAACTCCTTTGCGCTTTATCTGCGCGTTGAACACGGTGTCAGTGTATCACGGTTTGTATATCGCTTTGGAAGTGCCCCAACCAAATATTTTCTAGGTACTTACCCTAACCCAACGCATAAGGCTGGGCTGGCGGTATTGCATAGATATACACTCAGCGCCCATGAAACCTAAACTCAAACCCTTCCTCATGCGCTTGCACCCTGCCACGCGGGAGCTGCTTGACAAGGCAGCAACCGACCAGCAGCGCAGCCTCTCCTCTCTTATTGACCAGTGTGTGCGCGAGCAGCTCCAGCCCCGGTATGGCGAGCTTCAGCCCCGGCTGCACCGGTTCTTGAGCGGGGTGCGCCAGCCATGAGCGACACCAGCGAGACCATCCTGGCGCTCGACCTGGGCACCACCACCGGCTGGGCCAGCCGCACCCAGGGCACCGTGGCGCACGGCTGGGCCAAGTTCCAACCCGGCAGATACCAGGGAGGCGGCATGCGCTATCTGCTGTTCAAGCGCTGGCTTAGTGAGCTCAAGGGCGGGTTGGGCGAGATACAGCTTGTCTACTTTGAGGAAGTTCGCCGGCACGCCAGCACCGACTCAGCGCATGTCTACGGTGGCCTGATGGCAACCCTGACAAGCTGGTGTGAGCACCACAACATTGCTTATTCGGGGGTGCCGGTGGGCACCATCAAGAAACACGCCACCGGCAAGGGCAACGCAAGCAAGCCCGAGATCATCGCGGCCATGCAGGCCAAGGGCCACGCGGTGACCGACGACAACGAAGCCGACGCGCTCGCCCTACTCCACTGGGCGCTGGAGCAACCATGCACATAAGTTTTGTCCGAATAGTGCGCGATGACAGCGGCCATGTGTTCGACACCCAGAACGCTGACGGCGACATCCGCGCCCTGCGCAACCAGATCGCCATGCTGCGCGAGGCGCTTGAGATTGAGATGCAGGTCGTGGCCGATCTGCGCGAACTGCTGGATCACGCCCGCCGCATTGCTGTTGAGGCGCACAATGAAATTGTCGGGCGCGACTGAATGGTGTGCCCTACCTGCAGCGCCTGGACGGCGTGTTTGGAGAGCCGCCACCGCCAGCCACGCGGCGCGCCGGTCAACACCAATGCGGTCTACCGGCGCTACCAGTGTGCGAACGGCCACCGCTTTTCCACGCTGGAGACGGTGACCAGGGTGATCAAGCCCAAAAGCAAATATGACAAGTGAAGAAACCATGGAAACCACATCGCCCCAAACACTCTGGCCCGCTGCCCGAGCGCGAACTGCTGGAGTGGGCCCAGGCCAAGGACATCTTGAGCGCATGGGAACTGAGCCCCACCAAGGCCACGGTGGAGCGCTGGCTGGCCCACAGCGAAAAGCTCTACGGCCCTGGCAGCGCCGAGCGGATCAGAGCGCACATGAAGGCTATCTACCGTGATCGCACTGCCAAGTAACGTCGTGCCCTTTGAGATGCCCAAGCGCCCCCGCATCAAGCTCAAGGAGCCGCAGCCAGACCAGCGCAAGGTCTGCGTCATGCCCATCAAGGCGTTGACAGATCCCAACATAACCGACGGTGCCTGCCGCATCTTGGCGCTGCTGTGCAGCTACTGCAACCGGGCGGGTCTGACCTGGGTCAGCCAGCAGCGGCTGGCCGATGACATGAAGACCAGCCGACAGAACATCACCAACCAGCTCGCCAAGCTGCGAGCTCACGGCTATGTGGAGATCGTCAGCAAGGGGTGGA